CATGTTTGAGCAACTGAAACCATTGCTTGACAGCAACTTGATCACAGAAGAAATGGGCAAGGAAATTAATGAGGCCTGGGAAACCAAGCTGAATGAGACCCGTGAACAAGTACGTGCAGAACTCCGCGAGGAATTTGCACAACGCTATGAGCATGACAAGACCGTGATGGTGGAAGCCCTAGATCGTATGGTAACAGAAGGTCTCCAAGCCGAGATCCAAGCCGTGGCTGCTGAGAAGCAATCCTTGGCCGAAGATCGCGTGAAATTCCAGCGTAAAATGCAGGAATCGGCAACTAAGTTTAATGGTTTCCTCACCAAGAAATTGGCTGAAGAAATCACTGAACTGCGCCGGGATCGCAAAACTCATAACGAAGGTCTAGCCAAACTGGAAAGCTTCATTGTGGGTGCATTGGCTCGCGAGATCACAGAGTTTGCACAAGACAAGCGCGACGTGGTGGAAACCAAAGTGCGTTTGGTCCGGGAAGCACGCGGCAAACTGGAAGCTCTCAAGACTCGCTTTGTCAAAGAAAGCGCAGCTCGCATGAGCCAGGCTGTTAGCAAACATCTCAAGGCAGAACTTACACAACTGCAGGAAGATATCCGAATTGCTCGCGAGAACAATTTTGGACGCAGGATTTTTGAAGCCTACGCAGCAGAATTTGGCGCCACACACCTCAATGAAAATGCTGAGGTACGTCGCTTGAGCCAGCTGGTAACTGACAAAGATCAAAAACTGCGTGAAGCTATCGAACTCAGTGAACGCGCTCGTACCATGATTGAGCGTAAGAATAATGAACTGCGTATGATCCGTGAAAACAATGAGCGTAATCAACTCATGACCGAACTCCTGGCTCCCCTGAATCAGGAAAAGGCAACGGTTATGCGTGGTTTGTTGGAAAGCGTCCAGACCGCAAGGTTGAAAAACGCTTTTGAAAAGTATCTACCAGCAGTGCTGGAAGATCGTTCGGCTGCGACTCGCAAGGTCGTGACTGAATCAGTCACTGCTGTGACTGGTGATAAAAAATTGCCGGAGTCGCCGGAGCAAGACACAGACAACAACGTGATCGAACTCAAGCGTCTGGCAGGGCTGTAATAACAAAGGAGAGACAGAAATGTCAGAGCAACTACTTGAAAGCCGTTGGGAAGAAACCAAAGAGGCCCTGTTGGAAGGACTCCAAGGTACTCGACGCAATAGCATGAAGGTGATTCTTGAAAACACCCGACGCTACCTGAAAGAAAATGCCTCAAGCGGTTCAACCGCTGCGGGTAACATCGCTACGCTGAATCGCGTGATTCTGCCGGTGATCCGACGTGTGATGCCTACTGTTATCGCTAATGAGCTGGTTGGTGTACAGCCCATGACCGGTCCCGTGGGTCAAATCCACACTCTGCGTGTACGTTACGCACAGAGCTTGACTGATACTTCGGCCGCTGCAACCAGCGTTACCGCAGGTCAAGAAGCACTGAGCCCGTTCACAATCGCTGTGGCATACTCAACTGTGCCCAAAGATACTGACAGCACTGCTAACTATACTGGCGGCAACACTGCTACTATGGAAGGTACTGGCGGTAAGCAAATCAGCGTTCAGATCCTGAAGCAAGCGGTTGAAGCTAAGACCCGTAAACTGCAGGCTCGTTGGACGTTTGAATCGGCTCAAGATGCACAAGCTATGCACGGCATCGACGTTGAAGCAGAAATCATGGCAGCTTTGGCCCAAGAAATTACGGCTGAAATTGACCAAGAGATCCTGCTGAGCCTGCGCAGCCTGGCAGCAACTGAGTTCACTTACAACCAAGCTACCGTTAGCGGTACTGCTACGTTCGTGGGTGACGAACACGCTGCTCTAGCAGTGCTGATCAATCGCGTGGCAAACCTGATCGCTCAACGCACACGTCGTGGCGCTGGTAACTATGCTGTTGTTAGCTCGGCTGCACTCACTGTGCTGCAATCAGCTACTACTTCGGCTTTTGCTCGCACCACCGAAGGCACGTTTGAGGCTCCTACCAACACCAAGTTTGTGGGTACCCTGAACGGCAGCATGCGCGTGTTTGTTGACAGCTACGCTGCTGACACCACCCCTGTGCTGGTTGGCTACAAGGGAAGTTCGGAAGCAGACGCCCCGGCGTTCTACTGCCCCTACATCCCCCTGATGAGCTCAGGCGTTGTGCTGGATCCCACCACGTTTGAACCGGTCGTGAGCTTTATGACACGATACGGCTACATCGAATTGACAAACACCGCCTCGAGTTTTGGTAACGCTGGCGATTATGTCGGCGAAATCGCGGTGAGCAATTTGTCATTCAGCTAATCCTGCTTGTCAAAGCAACAACGCAACAAAAACAAGAAACCCACTTCGGTGGGTTTTTTGTTGACTATTTGTTCTAAAACTGTTATGTTAGATAGGTGATATTGCTGTAACTAACTAAATAACAATATGAAACCTTATACCTATCTGATCCGACACAAACCCACTAACCGTGTTTACTACGGTGTTCGTACTGCAAACAAACATGAACCACAAGAAGATCTCTGGCATCATTATTTTACTAGCAGCCCAAAAATACAGGAACTGATTGAAGAAACCGGTCAAGACAGTTTTGATGTTGAAATACGTCAAGTATTTGAAAGCAAAGAGAAAGCCATAGCCTGGGAAACCCGTGTGCTGCGCCGTTGCCGAGTGCTAGAGGATGATCGTTGGATAAACCAGAACGTAGCTGGATACATCGTGCCCACAGAAGAAAGCCGCAAGAAGATTAGCGACTATCATACAGGTAAAGCCAAGAGCGAAGAACATAAAAAGAACTTGAGTAAATCGCAAAAAGGAAGTAAACGACCTTGGTCCAGGAACAATCTACCAAAAGATGTAGCTGGATCAAATAACCCTATGTACGGTAAACAGCATTCTGACGAAACAAAGAAAAAAATCAGCGAAGCAAATAAAGCAAAAGGGCATATGATTGGTGATAATAATCCTATGCGGAAAATTGAATGGACAGAAGAACTTCGAAAATCAATGGGAGATCGGTCTCGAGGAACCAAGTGGACAAAAGAAGCCATTGCAGCCAGGTCTGCTAAACTTCGAGGTCAAAAGCGAGAGAAGATCTACTGTGCACACTGTGACCGACACATAGCGCGAGGCTGGTATCACAGGCACGGTGATCACTGTCAAAAACGACCCTGAGGCGAGCCCCGCTAGGTCCAGCTAAATACTGGACTATGAGCAATACCCCCCAGCAGATCATCAATCTAGGTACGGCACCCAATTCGGGCACCGGTGAAGGCCTGCGTGAGGCCTTCGATAATGTCAACAACAACTTTGCCAACGTATGGGCGGCAGGACCTGTCGACACCAATGTGGTAATCACCAACAACTGGATCTCAACTGGCTTAGCCAATCTAGATCTTGTGATTGCAGGCAACGGTCTTGGCAACATACAGATGCAAACCACGGCGCTCACGCAGCACCTACGACCCTTATCTGACAGTGTGTATGATCTAGGTACCGCTAATTTGTGGTATGACTCGGCTTGGATCCGTTATCTTAACGTAACAGGTATCACTGGTCAGGTAGTTCAGGTGGGTAATGTACGCTATACCGGTCTAGATGGTACCCTGGGTCAGGTCTTGACCACAGATGGTACCGGAAACACCTATTGGAGTACAGTGACAAGCAGCAATATATCCCTTGGTAACTGGGCATTCACGGGCAATACTCAATATAACATCAATGGTGGCTCGATCACAAACGGTGATCTCGTGTCTGGTCCCACTGCGGCCTTGGTTCTGCCCACTAATGGCGCAGTTGACTCTAATATCACGCTGTTCAATCTCTACGGTAACCTAGTGTTACAAACTGGCAACAATACTGGACTGGCATCGGCCACATGGAATTTTGATAACACTGGTAATATAACACTGCCTTCTAATACCGCTGCTATCAATTACGCTAACGGCCAGCCCTATGGTGGCGGAGGAGGTGGCAATACATTTACCAGTATCACAATGACCAACACCCCCATGGCTGCCAGCAATGTCATTCAATACGGTCTAGGTAACTTAATATCATGGCTGGACGGTGAATGGACCATTGGTGAATTCAATGGTAATTTGTCAGCACCCAACAGTGGTCTGGGCAACGAAGGTATCCGCATTGATCCCGGTATTGAAAGCAATGCTGGTATGACTTTCCCATCAGTGCTGAATCAAAGCAGTCAACCTGTTCAAATCTACAGCACCGGCGGTAGTGGCGTTGTGCTCAATGTAGGCACAGGATCATTCTCCTTCCGAAGCAATGGCAATATAGATCTACCCAGTAACACATCAAACATCAACTATGCTAACGGTGTGAGCATTTTAGATGGTGTGACCGGTAACTATGGTGACTCCAACGTGGTCACACTCATGGCCAACTTTGGCTCAAATACCATATCGACCACGGGCAATGTCACAGCCAACACATTTGTGGGTGATCGGGCCAATGTTGATTTGGTGGCTGGCACTGAAATATGGACTTTTGACCATACTGGCAATCTAACAACACCAGGCAATGCCATAATCAAACCACTTAGCGATGATTTGACATTTGATGCGTCTACAGGCAATGTATATGTAAAGAGCAAAGGCCATACATTCTTGTTTGATGCCAACGGCGTTGGTCGATTCGTCATGCCTGATTCAGGTAAAATTGCTGCCAACTCAAATCTATCAATCAATGTCGGTGACTGGGCCAACAGTTCTGGTAACCTTTGGACCTTTGACAGCACCGGTAATCTTACATTACCGAGCGACACAGCCAGCATCAACTATGCCAACGGCCAACCCTATGGTGGCGGTGGTGGCAATGCTACATTACCCCTGGCTAATGGCACGTCAAACTTTGATATCGCAACAGCCAACGGCAATGCCACTATCACCACGAACGGTAGCAATACCTGGACATTTGACGATACTGGCACTCTTACTCTACCCTACAGCGCAACAATCAAGACCACTTCAGACTATGCCATCGCCATTGGCGTCATGGCTGGAACTGGTGGATCAAGTGCTGTGTCGCTGGGTTCAAGTGCTGGTGCTCTAGCTCAAAGTTTTGATGCTATTGCGATTGGTGGACAGGCCGGTGCTAACACACAGGGCAGTGCTGGCATCGCAATTGGTAGCAGTGCAGGTTACGAGGTTCAGGGATCAAGTGCCATCGCAATTGGACCCAATGCTGGTCAGTTCAGCCAAGGTCAAAGTGCCATAGCCATAGGTGGGTCGGCTGGTTACAACATGCAGGCCGAAAACAGCATCGTGATCAATGCGTCGGGCACTGAACTAAACAACACCACGGCTAATTCGTTTGTGATAGCGCCTGTGAGAAATGACACAGGCAACACAGTCAACACTCTTTACTACAATACCTCAACCTATGAAGTAACCTATGGTCCGACTAACACTGGCACACAAGGCACCACGGGTGCACAAGGTGTCATGGGACCTGGTTTGGTCTGGCAAGGTGCCTGGAATCCTGCTGGATATTATTACACCGACACTGATGTGGTTAGTTATGATGGAGGCACTTATATCAAGGTAAGTGGTGATGGAAATTCGGGTAGTCCTCCTCCGTATGATCCGGTACGATGGGCCACGGTTGCTGCGCCAGGCGCGCAAGGGGTACAAGGCACAGATGGTACACAAGGTACAACAGGTGCCCAAGGTGTGCAAGGTGCAACAGGCCAGGACGGAACCAGTGTAAGCATTATTGGTTCAGTACCCACAGTGGGTGGTAATCCTCAAACTACTCTTAACACAGCCTTCCCTGGTGCGGTCAACGGTGACGGTGTAATAGATCAAAACACCGGAGATCTCTGGGTCAAGACCGGGGGTACTTGGATAGATGTAGGAACCATTCAAGGACCGCAGGGTGCTACAGGTGCACAGGGCATATCCGGATCAAATGGCGCGCAAGGGATACAAGGAATCACAGGTAGTCAGGGCGTAGATGGTGTACAAGGTACCACGGGCACAGGTACTCAAGGTACCACGGGTGCACAAGGTACGGATGGTACACAAGGTGCCACAGGCGGCCAAGGCACAACCGGAACAGGTACTCAGGGCGCAACAGGAGCTCAAGGCACCACAGGCACAAATGGTACACAGGGCACTACAGGTGCTCAAGGCACCACAGGTACTCAGGGCGCAACAGGAGCTCAAGGCACCACAGGCACAAATGGTACACAGGGCACTACAGGTGCTCAAGGCACCACAGGCACACAAGGCACCACAGGCACAAATGGCGCACAGGGCACCGCGGGTAGTCAAGGCACCACAGGCACAAATGGCGCACAGGGCACCGCGGGTAGTCAAGGCACATCTGGAACAAATGGCGCACAGGGCACCACAGGTACAGGTACACAAGGCGCAACCGGAGCTCAAGGCATTACGGGCGCACAAGGCGCAACAGGAGCTCAAGGTACCGCTGGCCCCAGCACCACTATAAACGCTACCAATAATACCACTACCACGGCACTGTATCCTGTCATGGTGGGTGCAGCTGGATCAAACCAAACAGCCAATGTCACAACTGCCAAGTTCCTGTTTGATGCCTCCACAGGTAATCTCAGCGTGGTGGGCAATATCATAAACAGCACCGGGGATATATTTTCACAGTCAGGACAATTTAGAACCACAGCCGCCACAGCCAACATCGTAAATGGTACACCAACTACAGTAAACCTTGGTGGAAATGCATCTATTGCTGTGAATATTGGCAATGCATCGGGTGTGGTCAGCCTGTCGGGTAATGTGCAGGGCAACACTAATGGTTTTGCCATAGGTTACAGGGACATACCCCAGGTTACTTTCTCGGCCAATGCCACTGTTGCACTCAGTGATGCTGGCAAACACTATTACTCAACTTCGGCATCCAACCTTGTGATGACCATAGCTAACAGTAGTACGGCCAACTTTGCTGTGGGATCGGCTATCAATCTCGTGAATCAAGGCACCGGCACCATCACAGTAGCGCAGGGTTCGGGCGTAACCATGTACCTGGCCGGTAACTCAACTTCGGGAAACCGTACTGTGAGCAGTTATGGTGTGGCCACCATACAGAAAGTAGCCACAGACACCTGGTTCATAGTGGGTGTGGGGATAACCTAACATGGGTGGTATCATGATGCCCTACATGGGGACCATGGCGCAACAGGGCTATGTCACACCCAGCCAGATTCCCAGTCTTACTCTGTGGTACAATGCCAGTACCAGCAGTACCATAGTCAACGGTGTGAGTACTGCAAACTTTGACGTCGCTGTGTCAAATGGTACACGAATAGGAAGTTGGATAGACCTTTCCGGATTAGGACACCCAGCCAACGTAAGCGGTGGTACTTCAGTAAAACCTGCCTATGCCACTCCCATACAGAATGGTCTAGGCGCAGTGCAATACATCGCGGCCAGCAATTACAATCTCGACATCAACCCTGCAGCCTGGAGCAACGGACTCAGTGGTTTCACTCTGTATGTGTTGGCTCGACCTACCAGTTTGCCGCTCACGCCATTTCCTGTCATGTTTTCGGATCAAAGTGAAGGTATCTGGTGGAATGGTAGCAACTGGAGCGTGGGTGTTTCGGTGGGCAATCGAGGCACGGTCACGGTCACGGATGATACTACCAAGTTTCATATGTATGGCATGGTTTTTGATGGCAGTCAAACCGGTAACGCAAACAGATTGAACTTTAGATATGATCGTGCGGCCAAGACTCTTACCTACACTGGCACCATACCTGCTACCACACCATCAAACTCTAACTGGTTTGTAGGCGGTGACAATCGTGGTGGTGCTGGAGGAGCGTTGTCTCTCAGATTTATGGATGGCTATATCGGTGAAGTCTTGATCTGGAACAGGACTCTTACAGCTACGGAGATTGCCAGCGTAGAATATTATTTGAATTCAAAATGGGCATTAGGATACTAACATGGCAGACATATTGAACGCAAGCATAGCAGATAACGGGCATCTCATACTGGTGCTGGCAGATGGCAGCACCATTGATGCGGGGCAAACACGTGGTATACCGGGTGCACAGGGCGAACGTGGCGTGGGAGTCAAGGGCGACCCTGGTTTACAGGGACCTCCGGGCACAGTGGCTGGATCTGCCAATCAGGTGCTCTACAAAGACAATACCAACACAGCCGCAGGTAGTACGAAACTGACATTTGACGGAACAAATCTAAGTGTTCCATTTGTGAGTATTACAGCCAGCAGTGGTGATGAAGGAGGCGAAATGCTCTTGGCCAAACCACAGACCAATTCAACTATTGCAGGCCCAGGTGTGACCATCGACGTATATCAAAATCGATTGCGCTTTTTTGAGCAAGGTGGAACGGCTCGCGGGGCTTATATTGATATCACTGCTATGGCCAGTGGTGCGAGTACTGCGCTAGGTTTCAGCCCTACGCAGGTGCAAAACTCAATCACGCTGGGGGCTACCACTACAGCACCCACAGGTGGCACAAGAACAGTGCAGCGTATAGAATATCAAACCATGGGCGATGGCATGTGGCTGACCTACAAGCTGGGCATGACTGGCACCACGGTGGGGGCCGGTGACTATCTACTGAGTCTGCCCACGGGTGTACAGTTCAATACCACAGCCAATCCGGTTTATACTGGTGCATTATGGGCTGGTGGTTGTGCTGCCATGGCTCCCTATTTTGTTCCCACCATGGGCGGTATCACCATTCCCGGTTGGTGGAGCAACATGATCATGGTAGTGCCCTATGATGCCACAAGATTCCGCTTGGCTCTTACAGGCAATGGGGACCAAAGCAAGTACCTATTTTGGAGTACCGGCTTCTACGCCACCAACAGTGACATCAGCCTGCAACTACAGTTTGAAATCTGGCGATAAGCATGCAGATACAGGGCGCTAGAATACAGGGTGGTGTCTATCAAGATCAGCAGACCGTGGTCACTACGGGGCTTACCATGTGGTTGGATGCCAACAACCCTGCCAGCTATCCGGGATCAGGAACCACCTGGTATGATCTTTCGGGTTTTGGAGCCAACATCACTCTACAGAACTCACCTGCCTGGACATCGGGCACACCCTCCTATTTCACATTCAATGGTGCCAATCAGTATGGTGTGGGATTCACGGCCAATGTGTTACCCAATAATCAGTATACCAAGAGCATGTGGTTGCGACTCAACAGCTACAGCTACAACAACAACGTGGTGAGCAGTTTTGCGGGCGGCCACTTCACTTTTGGATCAGGTACCAATCACTTCTATAGCGGACATCAGGACTGGGCCAATTACAATGCGTTCCCTACCGTGGCCACATTTGATCTAGGTCAGTGGTACTACATAGCCGTGACATTTGAAGCCTATGTGAGCATGAAAACCTATGTGAATGGAGTATTTGATGCCAGCTCAAGCTACAATCTCAACCCGCATCCCGGGGATGGTAGTACCGATATAGCCAGCTACGATCATGGCAATTTTTTGAGTGGTAACATAGGCGAGTTTTTCTGCTACAATAGATCCCTGTTAGACTGGGAAGTGTTGCAAAATTTTAACGCTTCACGCGGTCGGTACGGAGTCTAGGCCACCCGGATCAGTTCGCTGATCTTAACGGTTTCCTCTATGCCACTGGGCCATTTTACTCGTACCGACCACACACCTTGCCGGGCCTTGACCACGCCCTGTGCTCGATCTGTGGGGCGCCGTACGATATCTCCGGGTGCGATCAACAGTGTTTTTGAGCGTGGTTTCATACCTTGGCCCAGCTGAGATATTGATGTACTGAATTGGCCACTGATCTCCAGTCATCAAAGTCGGGTTGCCGGAACAGGCGAGCGGTACTGTACCAGGGGCTGTCGTTGCGATCCAATAGCCAGCGCCAGTCCACGGCAAACTTCTGTAGCATGACCCAGGTGGGTCGCCCCAAGGCACCGGCTAGATGTGCTATGGCAGTGTCCACGCTGAGTACCACATCCATGTGCATCATGAGCGCAGCAGTGTCATGGAAGCCCCGGATGGTACCGGGAAACAGGCGCACCCCGGCCTGACTCAATTGCTCACTTTCTTCTGGGGTAGCATCAATTTGTAAGTTGATCCACTCCGTTTGAGGATTGCGCTGGATCAGGCTCAGCATGTGTTCAAAAGGCATGCCCTTGTGCTGATTGAGCCAGGCATCACGACGACCACTCCAGGCCAGACCCACGCGCAATCTAGTCTTGGCCCCTAGACGGTTGCGCCACTGATCCTGGAGTTCTGAGTGTGCAGTGATGTAGTTGATCGGGCGTGGCAAATTTTCCAAAGTGACCCCTAGTATACCTGGTATGCTCATGATAGGTGTCCAGTAATCTGTCTCAGGCCGGGTCTGGGTATAGCCCGTGACCGATGTCAGGATAGGGCTGCCTTGGAACAGGGGCACCAGGCCTTCCGTGACTTCTAGATATATTTTGGCACCAGCTTGATGTAGATTCCAGAGAAACCGGCTAAACTGTATACAGTCACCGTGCCCTTGTTCACCTATCACGAGAATGCTGCGACCCTGGAGATCCTGACCGGTCCAGCGTGGTTGTGTGAGTTGAGGCTGGGTACCGGCCAAGTGCTCGTATTGCCATCGAGCTTCATAGGCGGGCCAACCACGAGCATAGTCACCCAGCAGCAACCAGCAAACAGCCTGGTTGAAACGGCAGGTCACATCCCGGGGTTCCAGCTGTGCAGCTCGTTCTAGAAACGGTAGCGCACCTGCGGGATCTCCCACTTCGCGCAGTACATTGCCATAGTTATTGAAGGCCGCACTGGAGGCGCGATCTTGAGTGAGTGCCCGGGCGTAGCAGGCTAGAGCAGCTTCGTACTGACGATTTTCGCGGTGTGTATTGCCCTGGGCAATTAGCATGTCGGTTTGCATGAGTATATTTACAGCGGTACTAGTGGTTAATTTGGTTTTTGACTAAATACATGGTCCGCAATAGTGCGGCTTATGCTGCCCCACAGCGTAGCGGGATAGAACCCGCAACCTAACTGAAAGGATCAAACAAATGGGACGCGCTCTTAAAATTCAAAAATACGGTACCTCACAAGGTATCACGATCAATGCCGATGGCACAATAAATCAACCTGCAGCCGCGGTAGTGGTTGATGCAGGTTATCCCAACTTTGGATCACTTACCGATCCAGTTTACAATTCAGCTGGCACACTCAGCGCCACGGACTTCCTGGGCGTGGTAGGTGGTGCACCTGCTATCAGCACACCCAGTGCCACATATCCAGAGATTTCACCCAAGGTCAACATCGCTCTTGCTGATGGATCATCTACGGGTGTGGACACTGGTCGCATCATCCGCCAAAAAGGTGCTCACAAATTCTTGGTTTCTACATCGACCACAGTAAACGACGGTAGTTTTGTTGTTGGCCAAGCCTACATGATCATCAGCCTTGGTACTACCACATGGAGCTCTTATGGTGCGCCCGCCACAGTGGCTGCGGGTGACATATTCACAGCCACATCTGTGGGTGGATCTGGTTCGGGTACTGTGGTTCCAGTTGGCATCTGTGTACTGTCCAATACTGCGACCCCGGCAGCTGGTTACATGAGCGTGGCCTACTCCGTAGGTGACAGCTCGGCAGTTTATGCCAGCTATATCACCAACAAGTGGGTACGTGACTGGAACGGCATGACCGTGGGCAACTACAGCGATGCCAACACCGGTAACAACGTGCAAAGCAGCGAAAACTTCTACCCTGTGAACTTCTTCACTGATGAAGGCACTGTGACCTGGTCGGGTGCTGAAGTTATCAATGGTGCTTCCGCACAGAATGGTAGCCTGCAGCTGGCTCAAGTTGACAAAATCACGTCGTGATTTGACTAGCCCCAAAATCCCTCCAGATAACTACTGGGGGGATTTTTATGGCCGCTTTTGTATTGGGTAATGGACGAAGTCGTGTAGGACTAGATCTCAAGCTATTGACTACGCGTGGTGCTGTTTATGGCTGTAATGCTCTCTATAGGGAATTTATCCCTACTGTATTAGTAGCCACCGACAGTCCCATCAGTGCTGCTATTCAAAACAGTGGTTACAGTGCTCAATATAGATTTTACACTCGCAAACCTATCCCGGGACTGGGTGCGCAACCAGTACCACAAAAATATTATGGGTTCAGTTCTGGGCCCATGGCCACAGCTTTGGCAGCAATCGATCACCATGATCCCATATATCTTGTGGGGTTTGACATGGGTGCCACACCGGAAAATCGGTTTAATAATGTATACGCAGATACCGAATTCTATAAAAAGAGTACGTCCCAACCCACCTATACTGGAAATTGGATCAGACAATTAACACATATCATGCAGGATTTTCCCGGTATACGATTTATCAGAGTTCATGGAGATACCACTGCACCAATAACACAGTTTGAATCATCGCGGAATCTCTATAACCTGGGCATGGAGGACTTTCAAGAACGGCTAAATAGCACAAAGGACCTCTAGATGAGCTCAATCAAGCGTGTTAGCGGCAATTATACAGTACAGACCATAGATCCTGCGTCCACAGTTACTATACAGGCCGGATCTACAGTGATCAATGGTAATCTTAGCGTTTCTGGATCTGGGAAAATCAATCCAGCGGTAAACACTACTACATCTGCGTCATCAATTACACCCAATGTCAACCTTTATGATTTTTATGCAATCAATGCCTTGGCGACCGGATTGACAATCAATGCCCCCACTGGTAGCCCTGCTGATGGAACCAAATTGATTTTCCGCATACTTGACAACGGTACATCTCGCTCGCTCACGTGGAATATAACTTACACAGCCATTGGTGTTACCAAACCCAGTGCCACTACGGTTAATAAAACAACCTATGTGACTTGTCTTTATAATGCATACTTTTCTCGTTGGGATGTGGTATCAGTGACCACGCAGAGTTAAATGACGATTGATTTTGATACCAAACATTTGATGGAACCAGGCAGATGAGTGATACTCCACAGCAAATTATTGATACCAGCACGGCCAATGATGGCACCGGGGAGTCTCTACGTAATGCGTTTACCGCAGTCAACAATAATTTTGCCAATATTTGGACAGCAGGCCCGGTTAATAGTCAAGTTGAGATCTCCAACAATCGCGTCAGTACCAACGAAACTAATCTAGATCTGGTCTTGGCCGGGAACGGCGTGGGCAATGTTACAATGGCTAGTACCGTGGTGCCTAATATAGATTCTGTTTACGACCTAGGATCAGCCAATCGCTATTTTGATAGCACCTACAGTCGATACTATTATGGAAATGGTGCCTTTCTAACTGGTATCTCGGGCGGTAGCGGAAACGGTAAAGCCATAGTAGATGGAACTTCAAACGTGGCTGTGGTCAGTCCCAATGGCAATGTCACTGTGGGTATTAATGGCACTGGCAATGTGGCTGTATTTTCTGATACGCTGGTGACCCTTGCAACTAATTTAGAACCCGCAGCCAACATCACATATGATCTAGGTAGTGATACAGCTCGTTGGCGCGATCTCTATCTGTCAAACAGCACTATCTATCTGGGTTCAGCTGAGATTTCGGCCAATGATAGCAGCTTGATTCTAAATGATCCCACTGGCGGGCAAGCCACTATTTCGACCCAGGGCTTGGTCTCGTCTGGTAATGTGGTAGGCGAAAATTTTGTTTATGCTAATGGCCAAGTGTTGGTCAGTGGTACACAGGGTGCAACTGGTACACAAGGTGTGGCTGGTGCCCAAGGAACTGTAGGAGCACAAGGCATCCAGGGCGTGGTCGGCACTCAAGGCACAGATGGCGCTCAGGGAACTACCGGTATTCAAGGCGCTGTGGGTACACAGGGAACTGATGGCACACAAGGCACCACTGGCTCACAGGGAACTGATGGTACGCAAGGCACCACAGGTACACAGGGAACTGATGGCACACAAGGCACCACGGGTCTTCAAGGAGTCGTGGGCATCCAAGGCACAGTGGGTATACAAGGTATCACTGGAACTCAAGGTACCACAGGTACGCAAGGTACGCAAGGAGTTACTGGCAGTCAAGGCACCACGGGTGCACAGGGCACAACCGGCACACAGGGCACAACCGGCACACAGGGAACACAAGGCACCACTGGCTCACAGGGCACAACTGGTACACAAGGCACCACTGGCAGTCAAGGCATTGTGGGTAGTCAAGGGGTGCAAGGTACTCTAGGATCACAAGGTCTGGTAGGAGCTCAAGGAACCACAGGCACGCAAGGTGTAGTAGGCACACAGGGAACTACGGGTACACAAGGTACTACTGGTAGCCAAGGTATTCAGGGTATCACAGGCACACAGGGCACACAAGGGGTGACAGGTGGTCAAGGCATCACGGGTGCGCAAGGCATCACAGGAGCTCAAGGAACCACAGGCACACAAGGTACCACGGGCACACAGGGTACACAGGGCGTTACTGGCAGTCAAGGCATCACAGGTGCACAAGGAACTACAGGTACGCAAGGTATTACAGGCGCACAAGGTACTCAAGGGGTAACAGGTAGCCAAGGCACCCAAGGGATCACGGGCGTACAAGGCACACAAGGCGTTCAAGGGTTGATAGGATCACAGGGGATAACTGGTGATGCCTATAAAACAACTAGCTCAACCACTCTGTCAATTGGCACGGGATCTAAATCTCTCACAGTAGGCACCAACCTGGCCTACATAACGTCTCAAAATATCATCATCAGCTACAACAGTAGCAATTACATGAATGGTACAGTTACCAGTTACAATAGTGGTACCGGCGCTATGGTAGCCAATATTACCGCAGTTGTGGGATCCGGTAGCTATTCATTGTGGGATGTCAATATTGATGGTGTACCTGGACCAACTGGATTACAGGGATTAACTGGTGCACAGGGTCAGATTGGCACACAAGGCACAACTGGTGCACAAGGCATCACAGGAGCACAAGGTACCACAGGCACTCAAGGCATTACAGGTACGCAAGGCACACAAGGAGTTACCGGCAGTCAAGGCACCACGGGTGCACAGGGCACAACTGGCACACAGGGCACAACCGGTACGCAAGGCACACAAGGTGTTACGGGCAGTCAAGGCGCTGTAGGTGCACAGGGAGTTCAAGGACAAACTGGTACACAGGGTGTGCAAGGTACCACAGGCACACAAGGTACCCAGGGCGCTACAGGTGGTCAAGGCATCACAGGTGCACAAGGCACAACTGGCACTCAAGGCACACAGGGCGTTACTGGCAGTCAAGGCATCATAGGTGCACAAGGCACAACTGGTACTCAAGGCATCACGGGTGCCCAAGGCGCACAGGGTACCACGGGTGTTCAAGGGGTAACTGGAACCCAAGGAACCACAGGTGCACAAGGCGTAGAGGGTATTCAAGGTACGCAAGGTGTGTTGGGCAGCCAAGGTACCACAGGTGCGCAAGGCACAACTGGCACACAGGGCACAACCGGTACGCAAGGTGTTATTGGCAGCCAAGGCACACAGGGCGTTACCGGCAATCAAGGTACACAGGGCATCATAGGCACTCAAGGCATAACTGGTAGCCAAGGCACCACAGGCACTCAAGGCACCACAGGCACACAAGGCACCACAGGTACTCAAGGCATCACAGGTGCACAAGGTACCACAGGCACACAAGGCACACAAGGTGTTACGGGTGGGCAAGGTGCTACAGGAGCACAAGGCACCACGGGCGCACAGGGTGTAGCTGGAAGTCAAGGTACTACCGGCACTCAGGGCACAGTGGGCACACAAGGCCAAACTGGTAGTCAAGGTACTAGCGGAACAAACGGTACACAAGGTACAACTGGTACGCAGGGAAACACCGGTAGTCAAGGTAACACTGGCTCCAGTAGCAATCTGTTCAATTACAAGGCCAATACTGGTAGTACCAGTGGTGATCCGGGTGATGGATATGTGCTTTGGAACAATGCCGCCCAAACTAGCGCCACATCGATCAATATTGATCACCTCACAGATGGCGGTCAGGACATTGATATCTTCTTAGCCTTGATCCAGAACACCGAGACCATAACCATCCAGGATCGAGCCAATAGTGCCAACTATCAACGCTGGCAGGTAAATGGAACACCAACTACGGTACCCAACAACTACTGGACCTATCCGGTCGCTCTGCTAGCATCTGGTGGCACTGGCACAAGTAACTTTTCTAACGATGCTAATTTGTTTGTGGCCTTGGTCAATGGTGTCACAGGTGCACAGGGTGCAACAGGTGCGCAGGGTACGCAAGGAATTACGGGAACACAGGGCACAACTGGCACACAGGGCACAACTGGCTCGCAAGGCACTACAGGTAGTCAGGGTGCCACTGGTAGTCAGGGCACTGTGGGTACACAAGGCCTACAAGGTATTATTGGCAATCAAGGAACCACGGGTGCACAAGGTAATGTGGGTGCTCAGGGAACCACAGGCAGTCAAGGCGCTGTAGGTACTCAGGGCACCACGGGCAGTCAAGGCACTGCGGGCTCTCAAGGCACACAGGGAATTGTGGGTGGTCAAGGCGCTGTGGGCGCACAAGGTACCACAGGCACACAAGGCGCTGTGGGCGCACAAGGTACCACAGGCACACAAGGCGCTGTGGGCGCACAGGGTTCTGTGGGCGAACAGGGTGTACAAGGAATTCAAGGTGCACAGGGGACTGTAGGTATCCAAGGTGTTCAAGGAACTCTAGGTACACAGGGTACACAGGGAATTTTAGGCGCACAAGGTGTACAGGGTGCACAAGGCACCGTGGGCAGTCAAGGCGTGCAAGGAACTGTGGGCACCCAGGGTATTACTGGCGCACAAGGTGTTACGGGCTCACAAGGTAGTACAGGTGCACAAGGGGCAGTAGGTGCACAAGGAGCCACAGGTGCGCAGGGCACAACTGGTACACAGGGCACACAAGGGGTGACAGGTGGTCAAGGCGCCACAGGTGCTCAAGGAGCCACTGGCAGTCAAGGTGTTCAAGGCGCTCAAGGTAGACAAGGTATCACAGGTACAGGTACACAGGGTGCTACAGGTGCTCAAGGTGCTACAGGTGCTCAAGGTGCTACGGGTGCACAAGGAGTCACAGGTGCACAAGGCACCACAGGTGCACAGGGCGCAATTGGATCACAAGGTAGCACAGGTGGTCAAGGCACACAGGGTGCTCAAGGTACTACTGGAGCACAAGGAGTACAGGGAACCACGGGTGTTCAGGGCACAACCGGCTCACAAGGCACAACCGGCTCACAAGGAACCACAGGCACACAAGGAACCACAGGCACACAAGGCGCCACAGGTGCACAAGGCACCACTGGTGCACAAGGAGTGCAAGGTACACAAGGCACTCAAGGCAATCAAGGTAGCAGTAGCAGTCTCTTTAACTATCGAGCCAACACTGCCGCTACTACCAACAATCCTGGTACTGGAAAATTGCTTTGGGATAATGCAACCCAAATCAGTGCTACAAACATCCACATCAATCACGTAACTGACGATGGTCAGGACATAGATATCTTTCTGGCCTTGATCCAGAATACCGAAGTGATCACTATCCAGGATCGCACAGACAGTAACAATTATCAACGCTGGCAGGTAAACGGTACACCTAGTTCGGTACCAAACACCTATTGGTCTTACCCAGTTACGCTGTTGGGATCGGGCGGCACTGGTACCACCAATTTTGCCAACAATAGCACTCTGTTTGTGGCCGTTGTTAGTGGTGCCCAAGGTGCCACGGGCACACAAGGCACCACTGGTGCTCAAGGCACACAGGGTGTTACCGGCGGGCAAGGTACCACAGGCACAACAGGCACACAAGGCACAACAGGCACGCAAGGTACAACAGGAGCACAAGGTACCACAGGCACACAAGGCACACAAGGAGCCACGGGCGGCCAAGGCATCACAGGTGCACAAGGCACAACAGGCGCTCAGGGTGTAGCTGGAACTAATGGCACACAAGGCGCCACAGGTGCACAAGGTACTAGTGGAACAAATGGCACACAAGGCACTACAGGCTCTCAAGGTGCCACCGGTTCACAAGGCGCTACAGGTACTCAGGGCACAGCTGGAACAAATGGTACACAGGGAGCCACAGGTGCACAAGGTACCAGTGGAACAAATGGTACACAAGGCGCCACAGGTACTCAGGGCACAGCTGGAACAAATGGTACACAGGGAGCCACAGGAGCGCAAGGCAGCACAGGAGCACAAGGCACTGATGGTACCCAAGGAGCAACAGGAGCACAAGGGGCAGTAGGTGCACAAGGAGCCACAGGAGCGCAAGGCAGCACAGGAGCGCAAGGCATAACAGGTGCACAAGGGGCAACAGGCACACAGGGTGCTTTGGGAGCGCAAGGCAGCACCGGTGCACAAGGAGCCACAGGCTCACAAGGTAGTACAGGTGCCCAAGGTACCACAGGTACTGGTACACAAGGTGTACAAGGTCCCAGCGGCGGTGGTGGCGGATCAGCCAACACCATAAACGCCACCAACAATACTACCACAGCCAATCTCTATCCAGTTATGGTAGGGGCCGCTGGTGTTGATCAAGTGGCCAACGTTTCAACAGCAGGCTTTGTTTATAACGCTACCAGTAATGCTCTCAGCGTGTCAGGTAACATCACGGGTGGTAACCTAACCACACTGGGAACATTCTCCAGTTCGGTATTCCTGGCTTCTAATGGTCTATTGCTCACAGCCAACACAATCACAGCCAACTACACAGTGGGATCCGGTTATAACGCTCTCAGTATTGGTCCAATCACCACAGCCAACAACGTCAGTGTCACAGTGGCCGTGGGTCAGAGATGGGTGATCTTGTGAGTGCAGTAGCCATAGCAGGCAATACCAGCGGGTCGGTCACACTGCAAGCACCTGCTGTGGCCGGTGCTGGTACGCTCACACTGCCCAGCGGCAACGTGACTCTATTCAGCAATGTGCTCAATCCCGGCAATACTGCGGCTGCCCCGCTTTCGTTTGCTGCGGGCAACGTCTTGACCACGGCTACTGCTGGCGCGATTGAATATGATGGTGTGGCCTTTTACGCCACGCCCAGCGGGGCTCTGCGTGGAGTCATTCCGGGCGCACAATATTTTCGCATCAATGCAAATCGAGCCTACCCTGCAGGATCGGGAACCAACAGTGTGTTTGGTGTGGGTGTGACTCTGGCATCAAACACGGTGTACGTGATGGAAGCCGAAATGGTCTTTTCAAGATCAGTTGCCGCATCCCAATATGTAAATTTTGGGTTTGGTGGAACTGCTACTCTGAACAGCATCCTGTATTGCGCAGAAATGGTTATCTCGGCCCAGGCCATACCAGCCACGGCCACAACTGCAGGAGAGAGTATAGTAACAACCACGACCATGACTCAGATCATGCCCGCTACCAACTCCCTGACCGTGACCATGTTTCTACGTGGCACTGTGAGCGTGAACGCAGGTGGTACCTTTATCCCGCAACAGTCTCAGAGCGCTACCACTGGCAGTTACACCCTAAATGCTGGGTCGTTTTTCGGCCTTTATCCCATAGGAGCCAGTGGAGCCAACATCGCGATCGGATCCTGGGCATGAGCAGTCTGACCATAGCAGATGGTGCCGGCGGCAACGTGGTGCTGAGTCCCCAGGCCGTGGCCGGCACCGCGGTGCTCACTCTGCCCACAGGCACGGCCAATCTCTTGACCACCGCACTCACAGCCGGCAATACCACCACAGCAGCCCTAAAATTCACTGGCGGATCCAGCCTGAGCACAGCCGCCGCAGGCAGTCTGGAATATGACGGCACGGTATTTTACAATACCGGCCAGGCCTCTGAACGTGGTGTGTTACCCACACCCCAGGTGTATTGGCTCAACACCAGTATAACTGGTGGCAATGACGCCACGGTAAGATCCATATTCGGTGCGGGCGTGACTCTCAGTGCCAATACCAGTTACATGATGGATGGACTGATATGGTTGACTCGGGCCGCGGGCACTACCAGCCATGTGTT